CTAAAATTACCATTGGGTAAATTATTATAGCCAGTTGCCTTTGGAAATGCCATGATGTATCCTCCTAAGATATTGATAGGGCATATAATTAAATACGCTCACACAACTACAGAGGCTGATATTATTAGGTGTGTAGTGGAGACAACCGCCGCTATCTCTTCTACAGGCTAATAAACTTACAGGTGATTCTGACAGTTTACTTGCTTTGCGTTACATGTTACTAGTTTGCTTAAGGTGGTTATAGCGAATAACGGCTTAAGGAAACTGGCTACCGAAGTAGCCGTGTTTAAAGTTATAACATTACTTTTGTATTTGTCAACTATTATCTAGCGTTACCGCTGATATCGTATACAAATTTACCAGACTTAATGGCTTTAGAAATGGCTTCTTGGTTAGCTTCATACTGATGTGAGTTCATTTGATTGACCACAGACTCATAAATAACACCATCTGTATCTACATCAGCAGGGGATGATCTACTTCCTCTAGCCCCTACGCTTAACTCAGCGCCTTTATTAGACTCTTTAGTCTTAGTCTTTGTAATACCTTTGTCTACTTTATATAGATCAATGGCTCTAGCAGCCGCTTTTGCATCTGTGTCGTTTTCATACAAAGCCTGTTGTACCCATTTTGGTTGTTCTTCTACCCAATCATGGAAGTCATCAGTATCCCGAATCTTATCAAAGTCTGGGTGCAAACGCAGAAGTTCGCCTTCAGCTTTGCTTCTAGCTGTCTCAAGTTCTCTTTCATCCAAAGAACGTAGGCGCTGTTCAATTGATGCAGACTGCTCTTTAGCTTTCTTCATAGCAATAGATTCAACAATCTTAGCTACGTCTGGGTATTGCTCAGCCCAAGCAGAAAGCTCTTCTTCTGTTTTAGGCAATTTAATTTGATTGGTTGTGCTCTTTTGAAGTTGAGACTTCAACTCATCAATCTGTGTTTGAAGCTGTGTTTGTTGCTGCTGAGAATGTCTACGCAGATCTCCATAACGCTTCTTAAATGTTTTTTCCTCTGAAGATAAATTGGAATCGTCTTCCTCTTGCTTCTTCTCGCCTTTGTTTGCTTCTTGCAATTCTTTAAGTTCTGCTTCTTCTTGCTCAATCTTTTCGTTATTGGCGTTACGTTTGCCAAAAGGAGAATAAGCTTTTACTTCTTGTTTCTGTTCTAAAACAACGTCAGTCATAAATACCTCTATAAGTTGGGGCTAGCTGTTGCCGCCATATGCGGGGAGATAGGTAGCCAATAATGGTGGGTGTTATAAGTATCGACCAGCCCACCTCTGGTTACGATGTGTTGATTATATCACCTTTTTTTCTTAGCCATTAAACCACCTTTAGCCATCTTAGGAGCTGTGTCTGAGGTGGAAAAATAAGGAGAAAGGTTTGGCATAGGCTGTTGATCATTCATAGTTCCAGCAGGGGCAGGCGCTTGAAATTGTGTTTGATCTGTAGCCATTCCTCCCATAGCCATTTCAGTTTCAGTAGGCTCTTCTTCTTGTGACATACCTGCCATAATACTATCAATGTTTTTAGAAAACTCCTCACCATGTAAAGCTTCTGGATTTTCAACTTGATCAGCATTACCCATCTGACCAATCTCATCCATCTTAAGCAACCCTTCTTTAGCTAAATCACGGATTTGCATAAGTCTTTCTAAACCTACATAGCGCACAACATCAGCAGGAAAAACAAACTCACCCTCGCTAAGATTAGCACTGATGTCATCTCTCACTTCATTTTGCATAGCGCCGGGAGGCACTTCATTACCACTAACTGGATCAACTGTCCCACCTTGATCAGGCATACCGCCTTCAGCCAATAAGCGTTGGTTTTGATTGTTATACATTTACTTCATCCTTTAAATATTTTAAGCGGCGTAATGCAGCAATAGATCCTTGTGCTTGATAGATGTCTTGTACATCCTTTGATTGTTCCAGCTTTTTATGACAGGAATCAATCTCATGATCAAGCATTTCTAAAAAAGCTTCCCATTGATTGTTTGTGTTTACAAACGTCTTAAGTTTAGATAGGTGGGGCTTGGACATTTCCACTAAATCCTTGTTCTTGTGGTGTTGGAGGAGCTCCTACACCAATATTACCACCACCACCCCCTGTCATATCAGCAACTCCGGGAGGCCCTGCAACGCCCTGTGGAGGCTGTCCTGCTGCCATTGGAGGGGCAGGAGGAGCATTCTGCTGCATGAGGATTGCTTGGCGCATAGCTTCATCCATGTTATTAGTAACCTTGTCTGGATCTAAGTCCATGCTCTTTGCAATTTCTCTAATGATGTAAGGAAATTTAGCAAAGGGCATTAACGAAGGTTGGCTAGCTATCTGCAAGAATTGCATCAAGCGTTGGCTTCTAACTTCATTAGCCATCAAGCTTTCGGTTCCTTTTGCACTAACTTCTAAATCACCTTTAATTTCTGGATCAAAGTCAAACTGCATATTGAAGTTGAAAAAAGCTTTACCAATAGGGCCAAGCAAATAATCATCTAAGTTTTTAATAACAGTTTTAATGCTACCGCTTGCAGCATTCATCAACATACTAATGCCACTAGCTGTGCGTCCTACACCAGAAACACCTGTTTGCCCGTAAGAGAAAGCAGGAAGACCCGTAGACTCATCAGCAAGTTGTCTAGCTTTATCAAACAGTTGTAGATTTTCTTGTGAGACATTAGGAAACTTTGTGCCAAACAAAGCTTGACCCGGAGCACCACCCTGTCTTCTAAACACTTTACCGGGAAAGACAGATAAGTCTTGACCGGGAACAAGGTTGGTTTCATCAACCTCAAATACAAGATTGCCAGAAAGAACCGCATTATCCACTGCCATACGCATGAAACCATTCATTAGGGTTTGGGTGTCGTCCATGTTTTCGGCGACACCTACACCTGCTAGAGAGTAGGGGTTTAGTTCATATGGCACAGCATAATAGGGTATCTTTGCTGGCTTAAACGGATTGAGAACAAGTCTCAAAATCTTTCCATTACAGAACCAAATGTTTGCTTGGAGTTCTCCAGCATCCGTCATATCTTCTGGAACAGTAATATCATTCTCTTCAAGGAGATCAAGGTCTACATTGCCCCAATACTCTAACACTTCAAAGCGTTCAACACCAAAGTTTGGTGTGTAGTCTCTGAGATCGTCTTCCCAATATTTTTTATTGTAGCCTTCACCTTCATCTATGATTTGATCAATTACGTTCTCTCTGAAGTGAGGGCGCTTTTTCAACGCTCTAAGTTGAGTACGGCTCATCTTGTGACGTTCAATAACATACTGACACTCATCAGTGTTAGTTGCATCTGGGTCCCAATAGAAGTTCCAAAGGGAAACATGGGAAGCTTCTGGTACAGTTTTAATCGTTGGCTTATATGAACCAGTTTCATCCCAGCTAGCATATTCTTTGTTAACAGCAAAAGGGCCTTTCATAACACCAGTGCCAAACAAAGCCATCTCAAAGGCTGTAGATCTCAAATGCTTAGAAGCACCTGTCTCATCAAGCTGGTCATGTATTTTCTTTTCCATCTTCTTAGCTGCAATAGTGGCAGGACTAAACGTAATAGAAGAAGGAGTGACACCCGGCCCTGCTTTTAAATTAGGCAGGTCTTTGAGATCGTCTTTCATAGACCCCAACATTTGTTCAAGGGCATCTAAGTCAAAACCTTTTGGAATGTTTGCACTGTTTTCACCAAAAGGAATTTCAGTTGGCATAGCAAGCTCAGCGCCAGCAGCAGGGGCTTCTTTAGGGTCTGAACTTACATCAGCCAATACACCATCTGGCAACACTGTTGGATCCACACTAAGGGGAAATTTATTATTTGAGAACAATACTTCTGCAATTTGACTGTAGGCAGCTAGCGTTTTTGTCTTAGTAACTTTAATAAAGACACGGGACTTTTCAGTTTCTGTAAATTGAACATCAGGGCCATAGATGCCTCTGTAGTTTCTATAAGCACGTAGCCAACGGCTTTCATCTGCCCGTCTACTTTCCTCTGATCTGGTATATCGTTCTTGTATATAAGAAATTAAACTGTCGCCAGAGAAGCCTTCTTCATCTTTATTCTTTACGTCTTCTAAAGCTAGAGTTTTATCCCCAAGCATTGGTTTATTCTGTGCCATATTGTTCCTTAATATCCAAATAATGGGTCAGCAATTCTAGCCCCAGAAGACTTTGAAGATGCTGGATTATAATCAAATACACTACTACGAGGTCTACTCATAACACCATACCTAATAGCATCATACAGGTGGTCTTCGCCTTTTGTGTCTACGTCCTCTGGCTTCTTCTTATCCAATTGAATAATTGGAAGCTGAGCAATGGTGTTTGTACAATTGCTTGTTATAACCATTCTTGGTTGTTCTGTAAATGGGTCATGTTGTAGTCTTCTGTGCAGTTCATTCTTACCTGACACCCTACTACCAGCACTTCTATCCGCTGGCCTCCACCTACAGCCCTCCATAATCATCTGTTCAGCTAGTGAAGGCCCTGTGTCTCCACGTTTATGCCAGCAACTACTGTCTAAAACACCATATCTTATACCACCATCGTGCTCTTCAGCCCTCAATATCATGTGGGCAAGGTCTTTAGCTAGCACTTTGCTAACATAAAGCTCTCTATATATCACCAATTGCTCACTTGGGGTGACAGCAAACCACACAACAGCACTAAAACTACCATATCCGTAGTCACAAGCCCTGAACTTTGTCCAGTTTTTGGGGATATCAAAGCTATTTACTACATGAACAGTACGATTAAACTCAGGAAACGCTGCTCCTTCTGCTACATCCCAGTTTCCTTCAAGCAATTGCTTACGTTGGTGTTCCGGTAAGGACAACAACATGGTTTCATAGTCACCACCGTCAGCCAAATAGGGATTATCCGACAACATTGCAGGAATAAACCGCCTTTTAAACAGCGGTTGACCCTCTCTGCTGTGTCCTATGGGGTATGACAGGGTCTTTCCTGTCTCAACATCTGTAGCCCAAAAGGATTTTCCAGCAGGAGCAGGGTCAATAAACATCTTCTTAACCCAAGAATGACCCGGCCCACCCGGATTTGTTGTAGCTCTCATAAAAATCTGTAGATCTGAAGCAGGAGTACGTAAGCGAGAACGCATATAGTTCCAAGCAAACGGTGTATGCCACTGCGTCAACTCATCAAAACCAATCCAACTAAAGGCCAAGCCCTGATATCTCAATACGTCTTCATCTCTGTCAAGGTAAGACATCCAAAGCCTAGCTCCACTAGGAGCTTGCCATTGCATCTTCCTCTCACTCCACTTAATATTGGGATAGATTT